GGCTTTGTAAATGTGATTGTGGTAACTATAAAGAAGTTCCAAGTTATAGCCTTTTAAAAGGTCATACTCAATCTTGTGGCTGTCTTATTATAGATAATAAATGGGTTGATATTACAGGGCAAACTTTTGGAAGATGGACTGTTCTTAAACGAGATCCTAATAATCATAAAAAATGGATTTGTAAATGCGAATGTGGAACTGAAAAATCGGTGGATGGATATAACTTAAGAATTGGTCAAACACAATCTTGTGGTTGTATTAATTACTCTATCGGAGAATATAATATAACCCAATTATTAAAGACTAATAATATAAAATTTATTAAAGAATATACTAATTCAGAATTACAGTTAAAACGTTTCGATTTTGCTATTTTGAACGAACAAGAACAAATTGTTCGTTTAATTGAATTTGATGGTGAACAGCATTATACAGAACGTAATCGTTGGAATAATAGTGATTCTTTAAAAACGATTCAACAGCGCGACAAAGAAAAAAATCAATATGCACTTTCTCATAATATTCCGCTAGTCCGTATTCCCTATTGGGAACGAGACAAGATTACTTTAGAAATGATTATGGGAGATCAATATTTAGTCAAAGAATAAATGGCGCGAAAGCGCCATTCTTTTTTTTGACTTTTTTTCAAATTTATGGTATAATATATTTACTAAAGAGAAAGGAAAAAAAGTAATGATTACCCCTTATATAAGTTTGATACTTTATTTATTTATGGGCTTATTGATAATAATCGCTTGTCATAAAGATATTAAAAATAAAGAAACATCCAAAACCTTTGATTCAATTCTTGATGGCTTACAATTCGCTACTATGTTTAATTTATTTGGTATATTAATTGAACTTTTTATAAGATATAGATAAAGGAGAAAAGAAATGAAAGATTGGATGAAAGCCGTTGAATACCATCACTCGTATGTAAAGGCGATGGCAGACGAGCCTAAAGATTATCAGGTAATTTGGACTTCTTTAATCGGGAGTCAAAATTATAACTTAGAAAATGAAAATAGTGACTGCGATACGTTTTCTATCGTTCTCCCGAATTATTTTGATTTCATCTCTAATACTAATCTTATTAGTTTTGAAACCGAAATTGGCGATGGCAAATGCGTGGTTAAGGATTTTCGTCTTATGATGAATTTGCTTCGTAAAACTTCTCCTAACAGTATCGAAGTATTTTCCTCAAAATATAAAGTTTTTGAGCCCGAGTATAAGGAAATTGAAAAGCAATTTTTCTCTGATTCAGAAACTATGTTTTATCTTATTCACGCCAACTATAAGAATATGCTTAACGCAATCGCCGGTATGTGTTATCAGCTTCACGGTCGCAACATGTCAGATGGTAAGCGTTATTCACACGCCCTGCATCTCGATGATATGCGCCAGCTTTTTACTAAAACTCGTGAAGGTGATATTCTTTCTTTTCGGCATAAAGCAATTAACGAACTCGCACTTATTGCAAAATTTCAACCTGCAACAGAACAAGAAAATATTTTTTATCGTGAAGAAACTATGAAAATTGCTGATGTTTTAAAAGCTTATAGCAATAAGTTTGAATACACTGATGCTGAAAAAAGAGTAGAATATTTAGCTAATAATTTAATTAATCGACTTCAGTTTGAAGTTACCAAAATTTATCTAGAACAAAATAATTTTAGTTATAAGGAGTAAAATGGAAAATCTTAATATGTATGGCGGTCAGCACGTTCTTTGTAAAGAAAATGGAAAGTGGGTTGCTGGCAACCTAAAGCTTGATGGCGCGCACCTTACGGAAAAGGGACTATTTTTTGATGTAGAGACTTTTATAGGCACAACTGTTACGGTGGGATTTGAAGATTTATTTCTTCATGCTCGCAAACTGGAAGATTGGGAATTAGACCCAGAATATGGCACATTAGTAAGTAAGGCAGATTTTATCGAAGACATCAAAGAAGAGCGTGTTATCGCAGCCGAAGGTACTGCCTATATGTCTGACGGTGAATATCAATATTATAGTGTTCCGCGGTTAAATGAGAATTGGCTTAATAAGCAACCTTTTGACTATATTGTGTGGATTAGTTAAAATGAATAAGGACTCTGGTTTTAGTCTCGATTTTGATATAAGTCAAGTGCCAGAAGATATAAAAGAAAAGATACGCACGAATATTGATAAATGGAAGCAAGCGTATGAAAAGTTATACCAGGCACGCATTCAGGAACTACAAGAACGGATTGGCCAATTAGAACTTGAATTACGGCATAACCAAAATTGGGAAAATTATAGAAACGGATTGTATAATTTTCAGACATATTATACAAATTATCTCTCAGAAATACGTCAAATATCACAATATAAGGATGAAATTTATGAAATTAAATGAACCACAAAGTTGTGGAGAATGCTTTTTTAAAAATGAAGAATTTGGCTCACCTTTTTGCGCGTATCAATTGCAAACAACGCAATCAGAAATAAGTGCCTACCTTAATGTTACTATTGATTTAACTTCTGTCCCCGATTGGTGCCCAATTAGAAAAACTAATAGAATGATTGAAGAGCTTCCAGTTGAAAAGCAAAGAGCCCTTGATAGCATAGGTAATGGATTACAAATACTATTTGGATTAGAAAGAACAAATAAGTGAATTGGGTAAAACTAAAATGATGAAAATTTATTGTGATCGTTGTGGTATAGAAATTCTAAAAGAGTATGGTTGGCTAACTAGTGCAAAAATCTATACCAAAGAAGAAAAATATCCACCATCAAAATACAACGACTCTTGGAAAAGTAATAATTATCTTTGTCCAAGTTGCACAAAATCCTATATTCATTGGCTTTCAAACTCAAAGCAAAAGAAAAAGTTAGCGCATAATTTAGGAATTACACGTTGTAGTAATTGTAATCATGAAATTGACAAATATGAAGATATAAAATATTGCTCATGGTGCGGAAAGGAGGTAAAGTGGAATGACTGATTCAGAAATCATGGCCCAGGTATTCGCCGCGCAAACACGCGCATTATTATATAATTTACAGCCTGATGTAATTGCAGATAGAAAAGCAAGAGAACAGAAGATTGAAAATTGCCAATATGTAGAATGGGAGCAAGATATGGGGCGAAAAATTCCTTTTTGCAAAATAACGGGTGAATATTGCAGTGGTCAATGCAAATAAAAGGAGGTAAAGTGAAAATGGGTTTGACCGAAAGACATTGGTTTGAAGATGAAGAGCCAGAATTAACTGAGAATCAGCTGGAGGACATACTTTGGGAAAATAAAAAGATATTTGAAAGAGGATATCAAAAAGGATTTTCTGATGGACAATCAGTTCTGTTCCAGGGGCAAGAACCCGTTGAGCCGAAAGAACTCAAAACGTATCTGCGTGGAATCTACATTTGCGGCTTTTGCGGGCACGCCGCTGTTGGGTCGAATGACTATCGCGCAAACTTCTGTCCGCAATGTGGGAAGGCGGTAAAATGGGATGGCTGACATGGAGAGGGTTGTCAAAAGACTTGAGTATTGTATTGGCTGTCATCCGTGTCCTAACTGTGTATATTACGATCCAGACGATTTGCGGTGTCAAAAACATTTGATGCGTGATGCGCTGGAAGTACTGAAGGTGCGGGAAACTGTAAAACCGCTTATACGGATACATAATGCCAACAAAAACAACGGTACTGAGTACATATGCGGTCATTGCAATGGTTCATTCTTACATCAGCATGTAAAATTTTATCCATGGTGTGGAAAGGAGATAAAATGGAATGATTGACAGAGACATAATCAAAGCTGAGTTACAAAATCTACAAACAGTCCTTGAAGCTAAAGCAAATATGTATGTTGGCGCTGTGAAGGAGAGGATGCTGTCCTTTGCGAATGCTTGCGGCGGTGCATTGGAACTACTAAAAGAACAACCCACCACTAATACTGCGCATGGGCGGTGGGTGAAGATGACAGGAATGATGCCTCCTGAATATCATGGACATTACGAATGCTCCGAATGTCAGTGGCATATGAAAGGATTGAGGAACAGTTGGACAAGAGAAGAAGAACTATCATATTGCCCCAACTGCGGTGCGAAAATGGATTTGGAGAATAAAAACAATGTGGGAAGATAAGTTTCAAGTTTATGAACGCCACGGTGACGGTGCATTTGATTTATTGGCAAGCGATATGCGTATCGATGATGCGATACTGTTTATAAAAGCTCTATTTCAAGAAGCCTATACAGAAACAAGATTGAGGATTGAGATACGCCGTCAGCCAAAGGAGGACAGAATATGAACTGGTTAAAAGTGATTATTTCAATCGCGGCGATAGGCATTATTGAAAGCATAGCACCAAAGGAATATCGCGGTCCTACTATAGTTTCAGAACTATTTGAAATTGCATTGTGTATTTTATTTGGTGCTTGGGTTATTAGTAATGGGTGGTAAATATAAATGACTAAAATAAAAAAGATACTACTTGCTTCAATATTAATACTAATTCTTGTCATTACATTAACAGGCTGCGGGATGAAAGAAGAAAGTCCTAGTACAGGTTATGACACAGGTTTTCGTGTAATCGAAAAATTTGATAGTGGCTCCTTAATTTGGATAATTTATGATAAAACTACTGGTGTGATGTATATTATGAATTATCATGGTAGCATCACACCCATAATTAATGCAGACGGAACACCTAGAATATGGAGCGGTCAGCGATGAAAAAGACAACAGCACAAAAACATAAGCGCGCAAGATTAGAAATGCGCGAAAAAATTAAAGAATCGCTTGATGCTTGGAATAAACGATTATCTACCCAAAAAATAGAATT